GGGGAACTGAAATAGTTTTCAGTGGAAAAAAGAACAACAGAGTTAGCCGCCGTGATAGTGCGCGGGTTGATGCCCATGGTCATAACTAAATACCTCTATAGGGGTTAGCGCCAAGCTATGGCGCGGCATATATGCAACCTGATTCTAGCACGGTGAAAAATCAATGTGCTAATATGTGAACCGGCGGCTAGGTTTGATCCCGAAAGCGAACTAGTCACTCGTTGCCGCTACCCACTCCCTCCCCACCATGACTACCTTTTGACCGAGGTAACATCTGATGAAAAAGCATAAACCTATTCAGGTTGGCGACGTATTCCCTACCAATGAGGGCGGGAGCGTCGTGGTTGTTGAGTATCGCGGATATTCAGACATATCTGTAATGCACCTTGATGCAAATAAGCATATCTCCAAAACCCAAGGCGGCAGGCTTCGCAATGGTGAAGTAAAGAATCCGTTTTGGCCGAGCGCTATGGGCATTGGTTATATTGGGGTCGGCCCTCATGCCGCCCATGATGAAAGCAAACAGAGCAAAGCATATTCGGTGTGGATGGCAATGCTGAATAGGTGCTACAGCAAAGCTTTTCACATGACAGACCCCACATACTCAGAGTGCACCGTTTGCAGCGAGTGGCATAACTTCCAAGTCTTTGCGGAGTGGTTTTCAAATAAACCGCATAGCGATATTGCCGGATTTGAGATTGATAAGGACTTGATTGAGCTGGGCAACAAAGAATATGGCCCGCACGGCTGTAGCCTTGTACCAAAATTCATTAACACTCTGCTGGTGGATAGGCGCAACAAGCGAGGCGATCTGCCGCAAGGCGTAAAATCTCACGGCAAGGGATTCAGCGCGTCATTTAGCGCTAACGGCAAGCGCGTGCATTTGGGTACTTACGCCACTATAGATGCCGCCCAATCTGAATACGCCTCACGCAAACAGGAATATGTTAGGCAAACGGCAGAAGAATACAAAGCCGTGCTGCACCCCAAGGTTTACGAAAACCTGCGCAACTGGACACTATAAAAAAGGCCCCAATTAAGGGGCCTTTTGTTTTACAGCACTGCCACAGAGGCGAGGTTGACGTTCTGAACAGACCCCCCTGATGTGTACCACAGGGTAAACGGCATAGACCCGCGATTGCCGCGCGTCTGCGCATCTGCGGTCTTAATGTCGATAACGTAACCCTGCGCCAGAAGGTCGGGGATCACATCGCGTCCCGCCTGGCTGTTGATGATGGACTTCTGTTGTTGGCTCAAAGACGCCGGATCGACCAGCGGGCGAATGGCGCCGAAGTTGATCATCTCGTTGATTGGATCCATGACCGCTGCACGATGGTATGCCTTGCCCACGTCCGTATACGGGATCGACCCGTAGCTAATCAGCATATTCATCAGAGCCAGTTGAAGCTGGCTATTCAGGTAAATCTGCTGAATGTATTCGTTTGCCCATACGAACTTACCAGCGACGGCACCGTTGGTTTGGAACTGGAAACGATCATTCGCAGTGGCAAACGCCGCATAGAACGTGTAACCGTTGCTGATAAGCGCGGTGTAATCGGCCTCACTGGTCACGTCAGCAGACAGGCCAGCTTGGCGCATGAATTGAATGTTACGCACACCGTTGGCGCGCTTAAAGTCAATCGCAGCAATGCCGCCACACAGCGCCGCAATCTTGTCGATGCTGCCGAAGTAGGGCAGCGTGCCATCCTGCTCGGTCTCGGTCAGCCAAGCGCCGAACGATGCCGGGTTGTTGGCCACCAGAGCGCCGCCAGTGGTGTCCTGCACGACAGACATAAACCGGCTACGACGCAGGGTAGTCCACTCGGCAATCTCGCGTTTAGTGTCGGCGTCCGGCTCAACGAGATCGGCAAACACTGCGAAGTTGCTGGTAAACCCGATGTAGTAGCTGCGCGCCTCTGCAACGGTCATGGCGGCGGTGCCGTTCTCTGACTGCGCGCCTTCTGCCTCGCTCAGACGAAGGACTTCAGCCATTGCGCCGGTGGCCAGGGTGATGGTCGCAGCGGTGCCGGTCGTGGTGGTGGTGATCTCAAACACCTGGGCGCTCGCCACGAACGCACACGAAGCCGGAGCGGTCGCAGTGGTCAGGGCGGTGGTGATGATCGAGGCTGCATCGCTGAAGCTGGTAGCGCTGGTCAGGTTCACGGTCAGGTTGTAGTTGGTGCCGCCAATGACCAGACCTAGCGCGCCGGTTTGCTTGATGTCGTCAAGCGTCACGCTGCGAAGGCTGGCCGATTGCAGCACAGCAGGCAGGGCAGCGGACTTGTCGCCGGCCAGCCACAGGCGCTCTGGGATCTTGGTCGCGCCTTCGTAGCCAAGGAAATAGCGCTCAGCGAACGCGTATTCGTCAGACAGCAGGCCGAACACCTGGCCGACTTCTGCGGCGCTGCCAAACTCTCGAGCGCCGATAATGCGCGGAGAAGTTGTAGGGGAAACAAGCAGAGTGGACATAGACAGCGCGGTGCCGCCCGTTCCAATCGCGCTTGGTACTACGCTGACAATACGATCAGCGGGGATACTGGAAAAGGCCATTTAGCCACCCTCATTTACTGGAATGATTGCAATCTCTGCACTATCTGCAAAGTCTTGCGTGTGAGTTACCACGGGATTGTATTGTAAAGCAAGGTCTAAGATATAGCGATCTTCGTACTGATTGGAGTCGTTGATATACGGCAGTCGCTGCCGAGACTGGACATAGAGCGGCTTGCACTTGGTCAGGCGGTCGCAGGTGTAGTAGTTCCGCCACAACTGCGCAATGATCCTGCTGCGCTTTGGCGCCTCTTTGCCGTAGAACGAGAACTGCACTCGCGCCTCGACTGAGTTATGCACGGCGGCAAGTTCGGCGTCTGCGTCGTAATACGTCGAAGAATAGTCCATCTCTGAATCGAACAGCATGGCTATAGTTATCGCGTTAAACGGCAGTGCGGCGAAGTTCTGCGTGTCGCGGATAACTTGCGCGGGCGTAGCATCCGGCAGCGTCGCCAGGATGAACTGGCGCAGTTCCGTGATTATTTCGTAGTGGTCGTCACTAGAAGTCGCCATTATGTAATCCTCACAAGCAATAGCCTAACCCACGTTCGGTACGATTCCAGCACCTTATCCACCGACCAGCGGACTGGGGCAGATTCACCATACGGCGTAAACACCAGCTCAGACGCGCCACGCTCCAGCCAGCGCTGGATGGCGGTGATGCTGCCGTAGGCGTACACGGTGATGTACTCGCCCTGACGGTCAACCAGGTTCAAGTGGTCTTTTTCCTCAGACCCGAGCGACTGCGCCTGAATCTGAATCGGATGCTCGACAAAGTTCGGCACCTGATTGCCCTCGGAGTCAACCGTGGAACCCTCGTTCACTCTCAGCACGGCTGCTAGGTTGGGGTTTACCAAGCTGGTCATGCCGTTGGCCATTGCGCGGACGTTAATCATCTGGGTTGATCTCGTAGCTGAATGAGTTGCGTAGGAGGCGGTCGGGGCCGCGTAGGGGGGCGTTGTAGCCTTTAGCGGCGATAGTGCTAGGCGCGTTTGGCGGCTCTTCCCAGGTCATGACAGACATTTTCAGTTCATCGGCCATATGCTCGCACACCAGCCGCATTGCTGTTTCCGCGTCGTGTTGCTTGAGCAGCGCCGCCATCATGGCCGGCAGCTTGTCGCGGTTATCCGCCACGGCTTTGCGGAAGAACGGGCGCGGCGGTATCGTGTCGGTGCCGTACTCGTTCATGTAGCCGACTTCTGCAACGCCTGCGCCATCCGGGTACGTCTTATCCTCAAGAATGCCGACACGCGCCTTAACCGCGCGCTGGGCGGCGATTCGTTGCAGCTTGTCGGCCAGGCTCATTGCACATACGTCCTACGCACCGGCATGGGCGACTTGCCAAGGCGGTAGAGGAAGGAGCGGAACCGCTTACTCATTTGCCAATAGAGGTTGCCATACGGTGTTTGCAGGTAGAACCTTTCGTTATTCCCGAGAGTCCCGTAGTCCAGCGAAATCGACACCGACCCCTCGGTCGCGCTGGCAACACGCCCCACGACAGCATTGCCGCTTTCGGCTTGCTGGTTAAGGGATGCCAAGTGCGCAACAAGCAAATACAGCATGGTCTTGCGCGCCTCAACGTCCTTCACGATGCTGCAATCCGTGTTGTCGAGGAATCCCTCGGCAATGCTGAAGAACATCCGAAGCTGCGGGTCAGTCGCCACGATGTTGGGATAAAGCGCCCGGAACTCTGCAATGTCAAAAACTACAACGGCCATAATCATTCGCCCTGGTGGGTTGTTCGTTTCAGCATAACAAAAAAGCCGCACAATGGCGGCTTTCCTGCATCTGGCTCTGGGTTACTTCTCGACCTTACCCAGTCCGCCTTCCTTCGCTTCGCCGGTCAGTTGCGGCAGTTGCTCGGTGCCGGACTTGTTGCCCTTCTTCTCGTTCGCCTCGGCCTTAACCGAGCGCTCTTGAGCGTGGGCAAACACAAAGCCGCCTTTGACCAGCTTGGAGTCCTTGAACTTCTCGCGCCAGGCGTCCCACAGGTCTTTTGGCACGTCATGGGTGATGCCGTGGCCAGTGCCCTGGATCAGGTTCTGATTCCAGCCGTTGATTCGGTATTCGACTTCCTTGCCGCCCACCTGGGCCGACATAAGGATGCCGTTCGGGAGTTTGCAGCCGATTGTGACAGTGCTCATTCGTTTCTCCAGTAGTAAAAGGCGGGGCCTAAGCCCCGCTAATAGTTTAGGTCAGGATCAGACTGGCGACCATCAGCGGGCGATAGATAATCGCGCCAACGGTGCCCTGGCTGCGCTTCTGCTGCCAGCTCGACAGACCCAGAACCATCGGATGCACGCGCATCTTCTCGGTGAAGGTCGGCTCGATGGTGCGGACGCCTTCGTACGACTCTACGACCAGCTGCACAATCTCGCCGGCAGCAGTGGAGTATTCCGGCGCGGTTTCGATGGTCAGGCCTGGGAAGTTCTTCTTGAGCTGATCCACGACGTTGACGTTGTACTGGTTGGTTTTCAGCAGATTCACCTCGTTCTCCGGCGAAAGAATCATCTTCATCGGAGTGGCGCGGTCAATCAGGCCCTTGGTTTGGCTGACCAGGCGGGCATACAGCGCGCCCTGGATCGAAGCGAACACCTGATCAGCGGTCAGCGGCCCCCAGTCGGCACCAGGCAGCGACGCCGACAGCGACGGATCGTTCAGGATGCCATAGTTGGCCAGACCGGAAACGCCGAAGAAGTAGCTCTTGTTCTGGAACTTGTTCAGCACCAGAGCGGCGGCGATCTGCTTGCGGGCTACCCAGTCCAGCTTAGCCGCACCGGCACGCTCAACCTCACGCTCGCCCACTTCGACGATGGTTTGGTAGTGGTACGGCTGGCGGTTTTCCCAGTTGACGTTAGCGCCGGACATGCCGTTGGTGCCGAAGTCGTCGTAGGACGAAACTTCGCCAGTGGATTCGGCAATCGGGAATTGCAGATTGTCGTCTACCCAAGTGCCTTTCTTGGTCTCGCCGAAAATCTGCGCGGCCTTCATCGGCTCCACAGCGATCTCGATGACGCGCGGATCGACGTAGGTGGTGAACATCGCCAGAATGCCGGCGTTCGGGGCGGTGATCAGGTCGGCGTCGTTGGCAACGGTGGCGCG